TATTTGCTCCAAGCAAAGAAGAAGTACCAACAAAAAATGGATTGGTAAACGTAACAGCCTTTGCTCCTGCTCCGCTTGCAATAACATTACCTTGTTCTGTTCTTCTCTGTAAAGATGCTGTATAGCCTAGCTGAGAAACTCTAATATCCTGTGCGGTATCGTTACTTGTTAATTTAGCTCTAAACTGAAATCCTCTGCCTTTATAAGTACCATTTGCAAAGGTTTGAAAGTCAGAATAAGTAGGAGATCCAGACGGATCATCTTGAGTAACTCTTACTAACATTTCAGCGTTAACCTCTGTAGCTGTAAGTCCATCGAAATCTGTAATATCATCAATCAAACCTCTTGAATCAAATAGATCTGATGGATAGAAACCTTCTGTCAAAAAATGACGTTTAAGATCAAGACTAAACACACCACCTAAATCTAAAGTATCTCCACCAGCAGTTCCTCCAAAATCATAAGTTCCTTCAGAAACAACTCCACCAAAGTCATCTAATGAACCAACGGCATCAAAATCTGTGATGCTATCAAAATTACCACCACCAGTTAGATTTATAGTATTAAATGCACTTTCAAAATCAACATTAGTTTTTGTCCCTTGGAATTTTGGATTATCTAAATCTTCTCTTCTTGTTTGTGTAACAAGTGGAGCTTGATTATCAGGTAATTCAATAATTACACTTGTTTCTCCTGCGCAGAATCTACCACCATCATCTTGGAATTTTAAAATATATTCGCCTTCGAGATATGGAACTTCCGCAGATGTGGTAGCACCACTAAGAGCTTGAATCAAGTCAGTACTATTAGTAAATGTACCATTACCATTGGTCAGAGGAGAATGTCTGACATATACCCTACCTCCATGAGTAACATCTAAATCTGTAGAACGATTCCAACGTAATCTTACTAATTTTTCATTTATTGGTTCGGCTGATAATCCAGTAACATTTGATGGTAATGCAGTTTTACCAACAGCGTTGAAGGTCAGATCAGCAGAAGTCGCACTTGTTTGTAATGCAGCATTGTAACTGAATACTTGAAACTCATACGTTCCAATATCAGTATTAAATATCTCAAAGTCAGGAGAAGATACTGTTGTGGAAACAAAGTTACCATTATTGAATCTATAATTAACTTGATACTGTGTAACACCGACAATAGGTTGCCAACTTACAATAAGTTTTGATACTGCCTGATTATTTATCTCGACTATCTTTTCTTCAGCCTGTAAAGCAGTAGGAGGATCTTTTGGTAAATTTAGTACCGATACTGTTCTTGTTGGTAAAGTCGCACCATCTTCAATAAATGCGTACTTTTCATTTACATAAGATAAAGCTGTAATCGCATAATTTATTCCATCAGATTCTTCTACTGTTATTACTCTGAATTTTTGAGCTTGAACTGTATCATCTTGAAGTAACCAAACTGTATTAACATTAGGAGTTTGAGAGAAAGCAGACGATACTGTTATAACTGCACCTGAGACACTTGATACTGACTTACTTTCAACAGTTCCATCAGGTAGTATTACACTCAAAGTTGGATTGTTTGTTGTCGGTAAATCTGTTGCAGCAGAATCATCTACTGTTATTTGGGTCGTTGTTGCAGCACTTATTCTTCCACCTCTTCTTAATCCAGAACGAACAGGATCAGCTATCTCAATTACAGCACCAGGTCTAACAACAACACCAGAATCTACAGAAGTTGTAAACGAAACCACTTCACTCTCATTTTGTTCAATAAATAAAATAGCCTTTGCTAATCTTCTAGCTTGACCTCTTGATGTACAGGCAAAACCCTTTACCTGTTTAATAATTACCCCAAACTTTGCTATAGCAGCAGCATCTTCATAAACCTCATAATCTATTTCTCTACTATCCATGTTGAAATAAGAAACAGAAATTACAGTATTTCTTGTTTTTAATCCACTTCCTGAGTAATTAAATCCTTCTTCAGTTACGTTAGCTAAATTAAATAAATAGCTTGCATCTTTTGGACTATCTTGAGCAAGCAAAATACTACCAGCAGACCATATCGGCATACATCTCATTACACCTGCTAACTCATTTATTAGGTCAAATGCTTCATTTGATGATTGTATATTTACATTACAACTAAATCTGGCCTCCTGTCCTCCAAATCCATCATCAACAAGAGTATTAGCAAATTTACTAGCAGTAACAAAAGAGAAAAGATCAAGAGAACTTTCTGTTATATGATTGCCAAATCCATAGCGTGTGTCCAAAAGTAAGTCTAATAAGACCATCGCAGGACATGAGCACCATTGAGCAGCACCCATAACTCCGTTAAAAACGTAGCCGTCAGGGTAAATAATTCGACCAGTAGTAACATCAACAGTTGGAGTGCCCGATCCATTAGCTCCTGCACCAGGAATCCTTACCTTTATTCCTCTGATACGATATTTTCTGCTAGGTATTGATTGAAACTGCATAGAATCCAATCGAACAGCAGCATAAGCACTATTGGCATAAGTATTAGAATCATCAACTATTTCAGCAAAACTTGTCCATTGAAATGAGTCTTGCAAACTTGAATCTGAACTATCAGCAGTAACTCTGGTAACTCTTATATCAACAGGAAAAGCACCTGTAAAATTTACCCTATAATCTCTTTGGTAAGCATCAGCAGTTCTTCCTGTAATAGTGTCAGAAATTACATCAGTAAAACCACCAGAATTGTATTGAACAGCAATTTTTAAAGAAACAGATGATCCAAGTAAATCTCCTTTATCTGTTGCTTTTTGTATCTGAGGAAAAGTTATTGTAATATTCGCAGCATCAACATTTGAATTTGTAATCTGTCTAGTAACTGGAGAAGATTGAGTGACAGTAACTCCAACTGCTGTGATAGAAGAACTACTTTCAATACCCTCAACTTTTGTCTGGCCTGATGTACCAAAACGAGGATTGAATGTTACGTCTTGAAAGTTAAAATCAGTTGTAGCTGGATTAGTTGAATCAGCAGTTGATTTTAAAACAGGAGTGTCATTCAAAAATACATCTTTTAGTGCAGCATTGTTATATGCAGCAGTTCCCTGCGTTCTACCTTCTTTTGATGCAGAAGCAAAACCTTCTATCTCTCCCTCTGAAATGAGATCAAGAAAAGTTGCAAACTGCCTACTGTGTAAAGTGTCAGGAGTTCTTGTCGGTTGAGGGGGAGGTGGAGGACTACCACCACCAGAACCAATAATATTTTTTGGTGCGTCTGTCATGCCTGTACCTGCTGAGTATCAATAGCACCACTTATAACAACTGATCCTGTAACTATTTCTCCATAAACTATTGGAACGGGAGTACCTGCTCTTGATGTATTTTGTGTGCCAGAAAAACTAAATGATAACTGTGGATCTTGTTCTGACTTAAATTCTTTTGGTTTTGGTAAAGGAAATAACATTTCACTTACACCTTGTATAGCAAGTCCTATTCCAACATTTTTCATTACTGCAAATAAACCTGTATTTTTAGCAAAAGCTGAACCAAAAAAACCTGCTCCTCCTGCAAAAGCTAAACCAATAAAAGCAGCACCTAATAATATTTTTCCAAGACCACCTCTACCAGCACCAGCTATTACAGGAATAATATGTATATCTTCCTGTCCTATTGGGTGGTGTATTTCTTCTTTATCTACTGCATAATTACCAACTTTTACTTGATAATATTGAGGATTCATATATTTCTCTACCTGCGGAAAATTATTGACAAGAAAACTAACTACTTTTGCAAGACTATCTACTTGTATTTCAAATTCTTTATGCCCTACAAATTCTGCAAGCTCGCCATATAATTTTAATTTACGCAACATAACGATACCTACCTCCTGTGCATTTTAACAACCATTGAGAATAAGGCTCTCTACAAGATAGTCTATCGGTTAAATGATGTAAAACATCCCCATCTAAAAAAATAGCTACATGATTTAAACCAGGAGATCCAATAGACATCAATAACGCATCGCCATTCATTGTTTTCTCATCTGGTCTAAGTTCTCTAAAACCAGTTCTCCATGCACAACTTTCAAACAAAGGATTCAATATAAACTCTTCTGGTGTAATAGGTCTATGCCAATCTTTTAGTTCAATATTTTTTTCTTCTTTATACCAATCTCTTACTAAAGACCAACAATCAGTAACACCCCAAACCCACGGCCTACCTAACAAAGGTGGTTTATATCCACATGGTTCATAATATCCCCATTTTTCTGTTTTAGGATTAACAATATGCCAAGGAAGATTACTGCGTTCACAAGCAATTTGATCTGCCTGACTAGCTACAGGAGGTGTTACAGGGTGGCTATGAACAATAGCCGTAATCTCTCCTAAATTATCTGCTTTTACATAATCTTCTGGATCAAGAATAAAACATTGATGATCTGTCATAGAAAGATTACGACAAGGATAATATCTTTCTTTTCCTCGAATATTTAACAAAAGACCACAAGCCTCTTTAGGATCTTGGTCTTTCGCATGAACAAGTGCTTCCTCTTTCCAACTCATGCTATAAACGTACCAATCGAAGGAAATTCTGTTCTAGTACATTGTCTTTTTGGTGCTCTAATACCAGCAAGATCAAATACTGCTGCAAGTTCAAAAGTAACAACTTCTCTATTTTCTGCTGATTTTCTATCAATTTTATAAATTTCCTGCGGAAATTCTGCTGTAGGATCTGGTGTACCTAATGGATTTACCTGTTGGGTTGTGGTTGTAACTGTATCTTGAGTCGTTGTATTTGGATCGTTCATCGTGATTGTATTACCCATTCCATTTCCATGACTTGTACAATAATATCTTAAGTCACTAGGGGCAGAGGGATAGGCTGGTTGATATACAACAGTTGCATCTGTACCTAATGTTCCAGTATTAGTTGTTGTCTGTTGTCCACCCGCATCAGATTTTATTCTTAATGGATGTCCTACATTAGAACTATGGGATTGATCAAATGTATATGTTGACCCACGTTTCATTGTTATCACAGGTTTTTGAACTCCATTAATTGCAAAAACATTATTGCCTCCACTATCTTGCACAACTGTTACTGTATAAGTTACAGATTCAGCGTCAGCAGGATCAGCAATCGTTGTTGTAGTCGTAGTGCTAGTTGTTGTCGTAGGAAAATTAACAGCATCAAGATAACGTGCCAAAGTTCTGATTCTAGTCACAGTAGCTCCTGTTAGATCATTTCCTGTGGTCACAGCATTTACATTTAACAAAATAGCTGTAATAGTTCCAAGAGCATTACTGATAGTTAAAGTAGGTCTGGGAAGTTGACCTTTTTGAAAAGCAAAACCTTCTGCCTGTATCGGCATTTTTAAATATTGATTACCAGCCCAAATAATATCTCCATTAGCATTTAGACTCGTTCCATTATGAAATCTGTAAGTCTGAGCAGAGCCATGCAAAGTTGCATCAGTTGTTAATGTAAATAATTCAATTATTGCTGAAGGATTGATCTTTTGTAGATCAGTAATAATCGGAGCAGTACTCATGGTTCAAATACTTCTCTAAATGTTGCCTGTATTGTAGCTCTATTGTTATATGGTATTGATTTATTCCAAGTTTCGCAAACAAATTTTTGTGCAGCAGCTTCTCCAGGAGCAGTAAAATCAAAGCTATCACTATCGTTTGCACGGGCATCAAGGAAGGTTTCTATCTCATCTGCTTCTGTTTCTGATACGTTAAAAGTAAAATTATAAACTTTTGGATTTTGATGTTCTGCTAATCCAAATAATATTCTATGTTCAAAGCCATCAGCAAAACGAATAGTTCTGGTATTTGGTGCAGATCTTTTTTGTTGTCCGTATGTAGGTTTTATTGAAGGAAACGTAGCCATTATGCAAGCATACCTCCTGGTCGTTTTTGTTTAATTAATTCTGATTGTATAGCAACTGAAATCATCCGACCAAGTTCTCTACCTTGTTCTTCATCTCCTTCAACAGAAGAACCAGAAGCATCTACATTCACTACTATATTTGTACTACCCATAGCATGATTTGGAATTATAGTACCTGCCCTATCAGGAACAAAAAGTTCTGGTCCTCTTTCTCCTACAATTGAAGCTCTACCAACAGGAGGTCTACCTCCCTCGGCAAACTTTAACTTGGGTTGCATAGCTGAAGTGCCTACACTATGTCTACCTAAAATATTTGCACTAACTCCAACTCCTTGCTGACGCATACCCAAAGGATTACTACTCATACCACCAAACATACCGCTAAACAAACCCATAATTCCTGATCTAATCTGTGCTGCTAGTATTTGTGCTGCCATATCCAAGAAATGATCTGCTGTACGTTGAAATAGATTTCTTAAGGCATCTTGAGCAGACATAGAACCTCTGACAATACCTTTAAAAGATTCTGCAAAAGAATCTCCAATACTTTTACTTAAAGAATCAATCTGTCTTAAGGGATCAAGTAATTTATTTAGTTCATCAACAGGAGCTTTTATAATTGCTTGTCTTTCTAATTCTTCATTAAATTCTCTTTGTATTCTTAATCTTTCCAAAGCAATAATATTTTGTTTTCTTTGTTCTGCTAAAGCATCTTCACCTCGCTTTTCACCAGCTTCATCCATAGTAAGAGAGCCACTTGTAATGGCAGATAATCCTTTACCTCTAAATGGATTTAATTTACTTAGTTGCCTTTGTAAAAAGTTTAGTTTTACAGCTTCTTGTTTGATAATTTCATTATTTTTATTAATAATCCCTTCTAATAATTGATCTTCAGCAGCAGTAGCTCCCTTTGTTTTTAAAGTGTCTAAAGCTCTTTGAGCCTGATTTAAACTTAACTCTTTAGATAATCCAGGCAAAGCATTTATTAATGAAGCATTATCTTTTAGTCCTGCAAAAATATCAAAAGTAGCCTCTGATCCAAATGTTCGAGTTAATGCAATTCTTGCTGATGCTTCAAATTGTTTGAATGCTTTTAATGCTTCAAGTGCTTCATCTTTTGTCATTCCAAGAGACTTAGCAAATTCAGCAACTTGTTTTGAAGAGAACAATGAAGTTCCACCTGTAGCTTTGATTGATACGTTTAAATCATCAACAGCTTTGTTAAAAGCTATGGCTTTTTCTATCTGAGCAGCAATAGCAGTAGCAAAGATAGAAGCAGCAAAACCACCTCCAGGAGCAAGTGCTCCTCCAGCACCACCAGCTATAGCACCAAACGCTGAACTTATACCACCAGCACCAAATAGAGCAGGAAAACCTCCACCAATCAATGCACTACCAACACCACCTTTTAAACGGGCTGATGCTCCACCTTGCATCGCAAAAGGACCTCTAGGATTTGCTCTTGCACCAAAACCTAATCTGCTAAAAATACCAGCAGGAGGAGGTAAAGCAGGACCAATATTTCCACCACGCACACCAAAAGGAGCAGTAGTTGCAAATTGACTTGCCGATAATTGAGCTAAAGTACCCCTCATTTTTTTGGTATCTGCCTGTATTTTTTTTACGTTTTTATTAAATTCTTTAAATCCACCACCTAAACCAGCACGATTAGATCCAGCAGCAGCTATTTCTCTAATTTCTCTTGATCTTGCTACGTTTGCTTCAACTTTACCTTTAAACATAGAAGTAGCTTGACCTGGGCCTATTGGACCAGAAAACATAGTTCCAGGTCTTATACCTCTTTCTGCTAACTTCTGATTTTTCATTTCAAGAGTAACTTGTTGTAAAAGTTTTGCTCTTTTTTCTAATCCAAGATTTAATTCTTCATTTGCTCTTACAAGATTTCTGGCTGCATCTGCTGCTTGTGGAGTGCCTAAAGTAGATTTATTAAAAGCTGCATTGGCTTTATTAACCATCATGGTTAAATTATTAAAACTTTCACTTACAGGTCGAATATGATTTGGACTTAATGAAGCAAACCTTTGTATGTTTTTATTTGCTGCATTTATTCTGTCATTAGTTTTATCTAAAAGTTTATTAAAATTAGTTAACTGTCCTGCCTTTATCTTTACGTCAATATTTATTCCGTAATTAGCCACTTGCTACAAAAATCAAATATTAAACCTATCTTACCTTCTTTTGCCTTTTAAAGCACTAACTCTTTGTGTCTCCTCTTGTCGTTTTTTATATTCTTCATGTTCTATCTCAGCATAAGCAGCCCAAGCTATCATCTCTTCAATAGTTAAAGTTTCACATAACTCAGCTACAGTTTTATGTAATTGCTTGGCTAGACTAAATATAAATTTCCAATCACCATTAGCTTTTCAAATCGGCTTTAGCCTGTTTAACCTCCCGATCAGCACCAGCACTAATCATTGCTAACTGAATTTCTTCAAGAACATTAGCCTCTATTTCTCTTCTTAATGAAGCCTTATCTCCATCTGAAAAAATACGTTTACCATCTACATCCAATGCTTTTTCAATCATCATCTGTAAAGCATAATCATTGTTATCATCAGTAGTAGTTTTCTTTTGTATTGCCTCTCTTTCAGCAATAGTCAAAGGATGCCAATAAACAGTAAGAATAATTTCATCATCCTGTTTAATATCGTGCTTGTAAAGTTGTGAAACTCCAAACCTGTTTTTGAGTAGGTCTACTGCTCTTGTCATATCAAAATTATATTACTTTACTATATTAAGCGTTAGCGGTAAATTGGCAAGATATTACACCTATGAAGTGACTTCTATCTTCGATGTCCAAAGGAGTTGGACCAGTAATATCAAGAACTCTAGGTTTACAACTAAAGGTATCACTGTAGCCAGGAGCATTAACAGATGTAAGGCCATCAATAACAGCTTCGCCAATAGCAGATAAAACTGAAGTTCCTCTTCCTTTAGGACAATAAACATTACATTGAATGACACCAGCATAATAATCTGAAGCTGCTCCCTGATTTTGTAAAGTTGATTGACCAAAATCAATTGTCATAATTATGTATTTTTTATTTTTGCCAGGAGTCGTATAATTTACATTGTCATAAACCATCAAGACAGTATTATCTACTGCTGCAACTGCATCTGTGACTGCCTTTTCAAAAGCTGCTCTTGTGTTAACTAAAGTCATAATTAAAACTCAGAAGTACCAGTATATTTTCTACCTTTTTTACTACCTTTACCAAACAAGACCTTTTTCTGAACAGAACCAATTTTAATAGCACCACGTTTTTTCTCTTTAAAATTTTGATCAATAGTACTTTTTACACCATTTTTTACATATTTTGCTATGTTCGGATTTTCAATAACATAACTTGAATACTCAGCTTGATTACCAATAAAACATCCTTTTCTGTAATCAAAGGAAGGAGGAGAAAATCTAGGTTCTATAACTGGATCAGATGGTTTTGATCCTGCTGGTTTCCATCCTTCACTACCTTTTGGTAAATCATGTTCTCTTTTAATTGATGCCCAAGGTTCAAAATCTTCTCTTCTATCTTTTTGTCTTACTTGACTTTTTTGTGCTCTCCAACTTGATGCTAAAAATCCTGTATAAACTGGACTATTAGCTTCAGTTGCAAGATCAGCTAAAACATCTCCAATCATTGAGTTAAATGCTTCATTTAATTGAGCATCTAAATCTGATTTTGCATTCTTAATATCTCTAACCATTAGAACCTCACTAATAATGTAAATAAATAAGTTTGTCCACCTTGTTTTGTATCAATACTTGTTATCTGTGCAACTCTTGTAGATCCAGCAAAAGTTAATGTTACTTCATCATCTAAATCAGGTTGATTATCTCCAATAAGATCAGGTGTTATATAAATTTTTGCTTCTCTCATCTCCTGACCAGCTTCTTCTTCTGATCTTACAAATTCTACTGGTGCTTTTATACTATAAGTCGTATCAGTTGTAGTAAATGCTCCTGTACTTGTGTTATAACTACCAGATGCTTTCTTTGTATAAACAATAGAAGAATCAAAAGAAGAACCTAGATCAGAAACAATCTGTTTTGCAATTTGTTTAAATGCTGTATCTAACTGTCCTGCCATTATCCTCTAACTACCCTCATTTGAAAACTACCTGCTCCACCTAGCATATATGCTCCAAGATAACTTTGTAACCAAGGATAGACATCTAAAATATTATTTATAGATCCAGTTCCTTGACTATCGGTATTATATTTAACTTGAATATCACCTAACTGAACTTCAGAAAAGTTTCCATCTTTACCTGTAGTACCAGTAATAGCATCAGTGTCATTTGCCAAAGCTCTAGCTAATTCATATTGTGCATACTTAATACCATTAGGAATTTTAGAACAAGCCAGTTCAACACCATCTACTTGATAATTATTTCTGGGAAACTTTAATGCCTGTCCATCATCACATCTATCTCCATAAAAAACTAAAGTATCAATCCATCTAGCAGCAGATATTAATGATCTTTTCTTTTGGTCGTCTGTTTTATTTGTCCAAGTAGAAGAATCTGGGGAGGTATCAAAATAATCATTAGCTTCTGTCAATGTGACATAACTATTGGCATTTTCTCCTTTTATTGTTGCGTCTATAGTAGCTGCCACGATTAATAAAGTAATTTAGTTTTATTGTAGCGTAAAGAAAAAACCCCACCAATAATTGATGAGGTTTATTGACCACCAGTTAAATAGTACTAAGGATTAGTTCCTGTATCAAGCGGTGAGTTGACGATTAGCTCAACTATAGGAATTAAATCAGCATCATATGTGATTGCCCAATTGTTATCGTTAGCTAATGCTGCGTTTGTTGGGTTGTCTGAAGCAGATGTCCACTTAGTTCCCATAACGTGATAAGCACTATGATAATCAACAGACATAACATCTTGCTTAGATAAGATGTTTCT